CGTTAATCCTGTACCACCTGGTAAAGTAACACTCTCTAGTAATATAATATCACCTACCGATGCTCCGTGGGCCGTGGCTGTTGTAATAACAACCGAAGTCGTTCCATCAAAAGTAAAGGTAGCTGAAGCTTGAGTACGGGTTAGATCTAAAGGGGTAATGTCATAGAAGGCACCTTCAAAATAAATATATAGTAACTTATTGGTACCAATAGCCGCGTACCTATTACCATCATTATCCACCCATACATGCTGATCTCTACCTGAACCTACTAGAGTCTTACTTCCAAGCTGTTGCCAGCCCCCTATTTTTTCTGGATAACCATAACGAAACCTAGAATAATCGGCGTTAACCCACTTTCCTTCGGCTCCTGTATCGGATGATTGCTTATCTAATCCCGGTTGTAGTGTAATTTTGTGAAGCATATAACTCTCTTAAAGTAAAATATACTACATTTAAACTATAATCAATTAGATTTAAAGCCTTTAAACCATGCCGGAAGTCCTGGAAAAGGACGTCCATCAAATTTATTTGTTTTAGCGGTTTTCTTTTTGGAATCGTTGTAATGCAAAAAAACTTGCGCACAATCTTTCCCTGCAAAAGCTTCACGCCAATGCTCAATATCGCATCCAGAATAAAGCAACATATCCCCTGGTGCCAATTCTATTTTGATACCTGCTTGACCTTTTTTACCTGTAGGATCTAAATAAAGGGGCCAAGGATCTCCTCCTAAATGGAGAGTCGTAGACACTTCACACGAGTATCTATCTTTATGTCGATGAAGAACATCTCCTGTTTTATAAAGTCTGGCATACGAGTAAGTTTCATTTAACTTATATCCTGTTTCTTTCTCCATCTTTGCTCTTAAAGCTTCTAGTAATGTTTCCATTACTACATCTGCATAATGAGAATAAGTATTAGGAACCTGGTGATCATTCCATACTCCCCAATATTCTGTGAAGGGGGATACATATTTTTGATCAAATAAAAAGCGAGCCACTTGTCTTTTCTTTAAAAAATAAGAATAAATAAAAGAGGCTAGCTCTTTTGAAATAGCTCCTCTTAATATTTTATATTTATCCTTTTTGAATGGCATTTTTTATTTTGGTTAATTTATGATTTATTAAAGTTTCAACAAAATCTGCATTACGTTTCTTAGGATGTTGGCCTAACGTTGCATGAATATATGCAGCTCGAACGGGATCTATGTCCTTTAGTTTAATGATATTAATTACCTTATTTTTTTTGGACATTTAATACTCCTTTCGGTATTGCCTGACAATTCCAATGTATAAATCTAAACGGATCATAACCCATATCCGCTGTATACATATGCGGCAGATACGATGGAAAGAATATCATCCTTCCAGGTTTCACATCATAATTAACTTGATGACTGGCATAAGTTATTTTAGCCGTATCTTTTTGAGGTAAAAGATTCATTAGGTTCCCTGCTCTCGGGTCTTCAAATATTGGTCTAGATGTTTTTTCACTAGCTTTTAAAAAATAAAACCCAGAGATGTGACCGTTCCAATGGGTGTGTAAACTATGTTGACCTGCTCCTCTTTTAGCAAATTCCTGCACCCACATTTCTGTGATGAATACTTGATGGTTATCCACATTAAAACCCATTTCAACCAATAGATTATTGGCTGTGGCCCCGATATAATTTTGTAAGGGTAAAAAATTAGGGTCTCCAATTAAAGGAGTTGAATGAAAAACATGACCCATGTCTCCTCTATCTCCAAACTTTTTATTTCTTTTAGCTATATCTTTTTTAAAATTTTTCTTTGCTGCTTCAATATATTTATCTGAAGCCTTATTTAAATCATTAACAAATTCAGGAACATCGGCAAACCATACCGGACATTGAAAGTAATCTTCTCTAGTTAATTGTGTGGGAAATGTTTCCGCACTTCCGCAGGATATTTTATCTAATTCTTTTTGACTTTTTTTCTTTTTCATTTAAATGGCCATCCTAAACTCCAGATCACTAAACTGTATCTGGTTCCTTTTGTTATGGGTTTTATTCTATGCCATAAATCAGAAGGAAATACTACGATAGAGCCTTTGGGCCTAATTTCTTTTACAACTCTGGTATTTACTTTCTTATCCGGATCCTTGTCTCTAAAATCTACTTCAAAGTCGCCGCCTTTATATTCTTTACCATCAGACAGAGATAAAGTAACTGAAAGCTTTCTAATTTTTCCATGAGAAGGGGTATCGGGTCTATTATAAACTCCGCCCCAGCCGTCACAGTGCCAATCATAATATTGGCCTTTATTGTATTTGGTAAATTGACATGCTTCACTATGATTCCATTCAAAATTCCAACCGGCACTAGCATTTGCTTTATGGATATATGGGTGTACTTCTCTGTAGATCCATTGCTCGCTTAACCAAACAATATTAGAATCTCTTTTCTTTTTTAAATCTTTAACTTGGTCTTGATTGAGTTTTTCAGGATCTCCATAACCACCGGTAACTGCCATTTGATCTTTAATAGAGATTGCATATTTTTTAATCTCATCACAGACTCTAGCAGGGACTGCAGATTGAAAGTACCAATATTGATTCTGTAGGTTCATATGTCTTTATATCTTTTTTATATAGTAAATAAATATGAAAGTAAAGATTGGGATTAGATCAATTATTGATATTTATATCTAATAACAACAACACCTGGACCACCTGTTTTAGCTGAACCGCCGCCACCTCCAGTATTTGTTCCTCCAGCTACATTATTTGCTCCACCACCAAAACCTATAGGAGGTCCAGCTGGACCAGCACAACCATTTCCATTTCCTCCACCTGCTCTTCCAACAGGACCTGCTGTAATACAAGAAGTTGCACCTGCTCCACCTTTTCCAGCACCAGGAGCACCACCTGTAACACCAACCGCAGTTGCACCACCTCCACCACCACCTGCAAAATATGCACAACCTACATGGTTTCCACCTCCACCATCAAAACCTTGATCTGGTGTTGTATTAGGAGTGTCTCCAGATCCACCGGCTCCTGGTCCTGGCGGCGGTGCTGGCGCAGCTCCTCCACCTCCGGATCCACCGTCAGCTCCATTATAAATTGGTGTACCTACACCACCACAAAATGTTCCACCACCTCCACCACCTGCTGATGTAATTGTACTAAATGTTGAAAGAGAACCACTGTTACCAGAAGAAGGAACACATCCACTTGTTCCACCACCACCAACAGTTATAGCATAAGTTTGTTTAGAAACTGCTAATGCAGCAACACATGCTCCTAAAGGTGAAACTGTATAACAACCAGAAGCTACACCAGACGATTCTCTATATCCACCAGCTCCACCACCACCTGAGTTAGAAGTTCTACCAGCGCCTCCACCACCAGCTACTACTAAGTAATCAACTGTTGTTGAACCAGCAGGAACTCCTGCTGCAGAAACTATAAAGTTAGCTGTAGCTAAAAATGTATGAATTTTGTAATCTCCTGAATAACTTATACATCCACCCGTACCAGTTACAAAATTAGGTGCTGTTTCTGGCCATGTTCCGGCTCCCCGAGCTTGAAATTGTGATTGCATTGACCATACACCACTTGCTTTGTTTAATTCTTTTACTAGGACGATTCCTGGTCCACCTGTACCACCACCTCCTGGTCCACATCCAGAATCTCCACCTCCACCACCACCTGTATTTGTTCCACCTGCTGCACCTCCTCCAGTCGCTGCTCCCGCGCCTCCACCACCAGTGCCACCAGTACCAGCTCTTGGAGATGGACTTGTATTTCTAGTTCCTCCACCACCGCCTCCAGCATAAACTCCGCAATTAGGTGTCCCTGGATAACAACCTGAAATATCTGAACCTGCACCACCCGGACCACCTGCTCCTACTCCGGGACCACCAGGAGTTCCATTTGAACCTACAGCATTAGCACCACCTCCGCCAGCTGAACCACATTCACTTAGGGGTGCTGGACCTGATGTAGCGGCTCCTGTTCCACCTGTATTTCCTTGACAAGCAGTTCCTGTTCCACCGGCATTTGTTCCTCCACCACCGCCGCCACCACCTGAACCACCAGGTCTTCCGGCTACACACGATTTACCACCGCCACCACCACCAACAGAACTTGTACTATCAAAAGTTGAAATACTACCATCACCACCTGGAGCAGCCGGTCCTGGACCGGGTGCTACTCCGGGAGTACCTCCACCACCAACAACAATAGGTACAGTACCATTTGCATTAATTTCTTTATTTAATAACCCACCAGCTCCACCACCTGCTGCTCTATCATAACCACCGCCACCACCTCCAGAAATAATTGCAGCTTTAACAATTCCAGTTCCTGCTCCAAGAGTCACACAGCCTGTAGCTGTAACAGTTGTTTGAGTACACTTCCCGAATGAAGTTTCATTCGTTACTCCGATTATACCACCATTTGTTGAGGCTGAAGGGCTAGCCAT